TGCCGTGCGTGGGCACAGCTTACATCTTCGTATTGTCATTGCTTATTTTCCTTTGGTTCATCGCGTTTACTCATTAGCGCGGCCTTCGATTCGTACGTGGCCGCGATGTCGGTAAGCTCTTTTAGCGTGAGGTCGTAGAGATGATGCTGGACGGCACGCTGTGCCAGTGGTGCGGTGAGGTCATTGACGATCCCGAGGGATTCCCAACAGTCTGCGCCGGCTGCCAGGCAGAAGAAAATGTCGACAAGCACGGCAACAAGCCCGAGGAATACATCCGATTTAATTGCGATATCTGTCGACGACCATTCAAAACGGAAGCATCTCGGGACCAGCACAGGAGAGACAAGCATGGCTAAAAAATTCGGTGCGCTGGAAGACAAACAACGAGACGTCCCATGGTATACCGAGCGCCTTGGTCACGCGACCGGGTCCGATCGGATTACCAGATACATGGCCAACCTCGGCAACCCGCACGAATTGAATCGCCTGCTCGATGAAATGGCCGACGAGCTTACCTGGTCAGCTGAGGAGATCAAACTCGCCTTCGAGACAGAACAGGGCAATGCCAACGAGTACATGCGTTGGGGATCCGCTCACGAACTCGAGGCCGCCAGGACCTACCAGATGGTGACAAACTCCGACATCATCTACTCGCCAGGATTCAAAGAGCACCCAGAATTCCCATGCTTCGGAGTCTCGATCGACTTCATCGATACCACCGAGAACTGGGTAGGCGAGATCAAGTGCCCTGGCAAAGAAGGCAACCATGCCAAGACCGTTCGCTACGGCATGGGCAAGTGGCACGTCGATCAGACTCAACTGCAGATGGAGTGCTCACCCGAACAGGACCTGCTGGTGTTTGTAAGCTACGATCCCAGACACCCGATTGAGAAACAGCGTCTCCACACGCTGCTGCAACAACGCAGCGAGGAATGGATTGCGCGATTCAGATCGAAGGCGGGAGCGTTCAATGAGCATCTCAAAGCAGGGACCAGGTTCCAGCACACTATTGTCCAAAGCGCGGAGGGAGTCCCTCAGTTATTTTAAGAATCTCAGGCCGATGACCACCACCCAGGAAGCGATGTTCCACACGAACAGAATCGACACGGAAGTGCAAAACACAGCGGCCTATATCAACTGGCAATACCGAATGAGGAATTATAAAAATGGCCCAAGAATTGATTGTGTCGACAGCGACGTTGGCAGTAACGGTGACGCAGGGACTGGAGAAAGCGAATGACCTGCTCGAGCAGGCAGGCCGAGCAGAAATTCAAGAGCGAAAAGATTACGAGAACGGAACCGACTTCCGAAAGGTCGTGTCCGGAATCAGGAAGCGCCTCGAGGACCAGCGCAAGGAGCTTGTGGATCCGTACGGCAAACGGGTGCGCTCTATCAATGCCGAATTCAAGAAGGTCCGCGATGTCCTCGACATGGCCGACGACCAGGTCAAAGGAAAGATGACGATCTGGCACAACGTCGAAGAGAAAAGGCAGCGAGAGCTACAAGAACAACAACGAAAGGAGGCCGAAGAAACGGCTCTCGCTGCCGCCGAGGAGGCCGAGGAAGCCGGCGATGCCGCAACCTCGGAGGCAATCCTTAACATGGCGTCCGAGGTCCCCGAGGCAGAAGCCAAGCCGGCGGTCGGACGAGGTAGCCTCACGGGCGCCGCAAGCGTAGCGACCAAGGTCTGGACTGCAACGGTCCACAACATTGAGCACGCCTGTCACGCGATCGGTGAGGGCGACCTGCCCGTCGACCTGGTCAATTTCTCGCAGTCGAAACTCAATGCGCTGGCCAGAGAGTGGCACGAGAAACGGCCAGACGCCGAAGAGATCGCGCAGCATGGCATCACCGTGAAGAGCGAGACCAGGCTGTCAGTCAGGTGAAGGGATCACTCAAGGTCCTGAAGGTGCCGGTGCCGAACTCTAATCACTTCGCCATCCGGGTGAAGGGTCACCTGGTCGAGTGCCTCGAGTTCCAGGCGCAGGTATTCAAGGACACCAACATCCTCCTGTCCAAGGGCGGGCAGATCCAGAAGATCGCCGTGTTCGTGTGGTGCCTGATCATCGAGGACGACCAGGAAGAGACGCACGAGTTTGTCATGGTCAAGACCGGCGAAGACTTTCCAATGATGGACGGCGACATCCAGTACATCGCAAGCACGCTGGTGCCAGTCCCAGGTGGCGAGATCGAGATGCATCTGTTCCACGCCGGCATCAACGAAGAGATGGCGAAAATAGATATCCCGTTTCCGGAGGAGACCGCACAGCCATGAACAAAGTAATCATCATGGGCAACCTCGGCCAGGATCCCGACACGCGATACATGCCGAGCGGAACAGCCCTCACCCAGATCAGCGTTGCCACGAACCGCAGCTGGAAAGACAAGCAGACGGGCGAGACTAAAGACGAGACATCCTGGCATCGATGCGTTGCCTACGGCAAGCAAGCCGAGACCATCCAGAAGCACTTCACAAAAGGCCGCAAGATCCTGATCGAGGGCCGGCTGAAGTATGGCAGCTACGAAAAGGATGGCGTCACCCGGTACACGACAGACATCGTGATCGATCGCTTCGAGTTCGTTGAGAAGAAGAGCGGCGATCGGCCACCGCACGCATCTGAGCGAGACCAGGACGGCATGCCACCACAGTCACGCACGGACGCAGATGACAGGGAGCCGCCGCCTACGGATCTCGGCGATCCTGGCGCGTCAGAAGAAGACTTCGACGATGACATCCCCTTCTGACGACGACGAATTCAATTTGCTTCTCGGTGAAGCTTTGAAAATATCTGGCATGGAGCGATCAGCCGCAGCCAAAAAAGCATGCCTTGAGATCGGGCGTATCCTTTGTGAGCGGGCCGCAAGATCAAGGCCTGATCGAACAGCAACGGCCGATGACGCGACACGCGGATTCAAGAAGGTAGGACTACCGCTTGGCTGTCTCGGGAATGCGGCCGGCTCACTGTTCAAATACGGGAAATGGATCTGCACCGGAGACTGGGTCAAAAGCAAACGCATCACCAATCACGCACGACACATATTAGTTTGGAGACTATCCGATGGCTGATTCAACAGGAGAAAAACAATGTCCACACCCATGAAGCCTAACCAAGGCCTGCTCATGAAGCTCGGCTCGATCATCGTCCATCTCGAGGAGTACATCGAGACCGACATACACACAGACCTTAAGGCCGCGCAGGCGCTGCTCGAGGATCCCGAGGTGATCACCTGGATCAAAGAGATGCACGCCAAGGCGCTGCTGCCGGTGAAGCGGAGCCAGCGTGGATGAACCGACTCCAGGACCCATCGATGTCGGGCCAGAGAAGCCACTGGACCCAGTGCTATTGGCAGTGCTCGCCCTCTTGGAAAAACCAGGGAGCATGCTATTCACCGTCAAGCCCGGCAGTGCCGGCGCGCTCATGACCAAGTCCGGTCACTGTCGAAAGATCCCGCCAGCCTGGATGAAGCAGCTGGTTCGCCGGGCGCTCATCGATCAGCCAGTCGGCCGAGGCAACAAGGTCGCCTGCATGAACTGGATCCAGTACACACTCACATACGAGGGGCAGCAGGTCCTGAACCGGAGAGACTGATGGTCGAGCCAATGAAACTGATGCTGCAACCAAACAGAGGCCTTGGCGAGAAACGAGGGCCATGGATAACTGAAGCCGAGGGTGGCGGCATGGGATCCCAGATCTATTCGAAAGAGGAGACCTATCTGTCCATCGGCATCTTCAATGATTGGCGCCTGTACCAGCTGCGCATTCCGCCGTCGCGGATCAAGGCGCTACAGGTCGAGTGCGAAAAATTTCTCGAGCACCTAAAGGAACAGGGATGGGAACTATAGTCGACGAGCTATTCGCTTTTATCACCACCGGGGACACGGGTGACGAGGGCATGATCGTTGTGGAATTGGTCGGCAAAGATACTGGGTGGCCGCTGGTTGCGGCCGACCTGTCACGGGTGCACGCGATGATCCCGTTCGCTGAAGCGATACGCGAGCAGACCGGACACGAATACAAGCTGAAACATTTCAAGCTACTTGGAGAGGTGAGCGATGAATACCTCAAGCAATTTGCAGAGCCACCCGAACCTGCCGACGATGATCCAGGGCCAGAGAGTGATGACAAACGACTGCCTGACGATCCGCGGAAAGGAAACGGAAGTGGAGAGGACGTTTCATGATCGCTGGTTCACCTGGCCGTGGCGACCATGGGTCAAGACCTGGATGTACGCGCCGCAGATTCCGGATCCGCGCATCTACAAGATGTCCGACATGCTCGATGGCCAGGTGTGGCTGATGCATTCGGAGACACTGAAAGACCTGGTCACAATCCTGGAGGCCTGCAACGATGGCTGATTCGTGCCCCGGCGCTGACGGGCTTGTGTGTGTTGACGGCTGGCTGTACTCGCAGATCAACATGATGATTTTCCCGGCCAATAAACGCTGCCCGACTTGTAGCGCTTCGGCCTTGTGCCGACGCTCTGATGCACCACCGGAAGAAGAGGAAACGAAAGATGGCTGACGATGACGAGATCGAACTCGAGGGAATCCTGAAGCAGGTGATCATGGACCACCGGGACGACGAGATCGACGGCGTCCTGATATTCGTGTTCGTAGACGGCGAGGCCAGCGTCTACAACTCCGGCGTCAAGCAAAAGATCGTCGACCAGCTGGCCGATATCCTGGCCGTGCATCACTGAGGAATAAAAATGAAAGCAATTATCTACGACTG